CTTATCAGTTATAGTTTTTTGATCTGGGATAGGGGTATAAACTTCAGCATTAAAATCAAAGTTGGGGATTGGAGTAACTAATTCTATTGGTACATTGGTGGGATTTTCTAATTCTATGCTTTCAGGGGTACTAACTTCAACTCCACCCATACTAATTCCAAGTTCTACTTTAACTCCCTGTAATACCTTACCCGTTATTTTATCAAATATTCTACCCGTAATTTCAAATTCTTCTATAACAGGTATTTCGCTTTTTAATTTAGCTTTTAAACGAATTATTTCTTTTTTAGCCTTATCAATTAAACTCTTTTTAGTATTTTTAACAGACTCTTTTTTATCATTTATTCTTTCTTTAGCAGTTTTAGTTTTATCTACTTTATTAGATTCACTTACAGCCACAGTAACAGCTGATGCTGCTGCTGCAGTTGCTAGAGTGGTTAAATCTATATTAAATTTACTAGATAAAGAAGATATTCTATTTGTTATTTCCTTAATATTGATTTTATCCCCTAATAATTTTTTACCCTTATCTGATAATAGTTCTTTTGCGGCTAAGGCAAGTAGTGCTTTTTCTGTCATTTTAGATAGATTTTACAATTTTAGAAGTATAACTATCAAGATTATCTAACATTAAATTTATAGTAGTTTTAACCGAACCTGCTGCTCCCCCACTTATGTATAATTTAGGTTCTCCTGTAAGTAATTGGCATAAGTTTCTTAATTTTTTTAGAAGATCTTGAAAGTCTTCTATAAAATTATCACCTAATATAATAGATTGATTAGCATTAGCATCTCCTAACCTTATATTTGCCCTACCTGATTGTAAAATTATATCTCCATCTTGGGAGTATAAACCTAATGATTGAATGGATGTAAGAGATATAGTTTTTTGTGAATTAAATATAATACTATCCGCCTTAGAATTAAATACTAACCTGTCAGAATTAAGCATTACCTGACTACCACTATATGCTGTAATAGCTTCGGGTGGATTAGATAATGTTGGGTTTGAGGTTATATCTGTTTTTAAAGGTATTGTTTGGTTAGAAGTTAAATATATTGAACTTAAATCTTTATTTATATCTTCAACTACAGGAACCCATCCTTCATCATTTGATTCAGGTGATTGACCATTTCTAAGTATAGTAATAGGTTCACCATTTTCACCATTTCCCGACCAATTATTACTATCTACTTTTACTGTACTACCAAATCTAATAGAATTACCCCATCTACCTTCCATAATTATATCTCCTGCGTAAGATAAGAGAGGGTGTATATTACTTCTTTCAGCAAAGGTACCACCAACTTTTGGGGAGTTAAATTGGTAATCAACTTCTTCATCTGTAGATTTTGAAGTTTGACCCTCAGACATTTCTTGGTATGATTTGTTTTGGGTAGACTGAGTTGTGGATTTTTTTAATAAATTTGGATAACCATTCATGTGTTGGTTATTCCAAAGGGCAATAGGGTTTAAATAGTAATATTTTTTAGTATCACTATTAGATCCTATATTAGTATCAGGAAGTTGAAAAAGCAATACTAATTCATTTACTAATGGGTAATTTTTTAAATAGGGTAATAAAGGTAAAGCAGTATTATTATAATTAGAATCTAAATCTGCTCCACCTACAGATTCAAAAAATATAGTCCCTACAGCATTCCACCCACCTAATTCAAAAAAATTAGGATAGGTACTATCAAGAATAATATCAGTTACTCTAGCAGATATTATATTCTGGGAGAGTATGTCAACTTGATTCTTTAAAACAGAATCAGGAGTGCTACTAATATTTAATTGTTGATTTATACTGGAAAAACCGTATTTATTTGCCATCTTTTTTTTCTTCGAAATTTGTATTAAGCTTATCTAACTCTTCCATTAATTGTTGTTTTTCCTCATCTGTAATACCCAATGCATCCTCGCTAGAACTATTATTAAGCGCACGCTGTACTATAGTAGCCATTTTAATTAATTGTTCATCGTTACGAACACCAATATCCATATATTCTTTAATAAGTGGTACAATTAAAGTTGCATCACCAATATCATTAATTAATGGTTTAAGTTCGGATATTAAACCCGATATTTGTTTTTCTTTCTTTTTTTGATTGTTGTATATTTCTTCTAAGATATTAGAGAATTTTTTCTTCCCGAATACAACACTGTCTAATGATCCCATAATATAATTTTGTTATAAATATGAATATAAATAGGATTTAAAATCGGGCGTACCCATTTTCTAAGAAAAAGATATATTGTTGTTTAAATATATCATAAAGCTTATCAGCTATTTTAGTAATTTTAGGAGTTTTTACATCTACCATTTCACGAATATAAATGTAAAGTGCCTTTTTGTTAAATACCTCTAAAGTTTCTCTTTTACGAAATAATTCTAAAATGGCATCTGCTATTTGGGCATCATTTTTCTTTGGAAATAATTCATAAATATTTTCTGATACATGGGTTACAAATATATCAACATATTTATCTAAATCACTTTTTATTTTTTCATCACCTTGGGAGTAAGTATGTGTTGAGTTTTCTCCTGTAAGAACATCTACATCAACTTTTTTTACTTTTTTATTATAATTTTTGGTATTATATAATATTAACCAACGTTTTACGATGGTTCCAAAATACGAGTATGCTTTGGCCCCTCTACTAGGATCAAATAAATGTATCTTAGATAGTAAAAATGTAATTATTTCATGCTGTAAATGTTCTAGATTTTCAACATCCGTATGATAAAATTTAAAAGTATGGATGATGTTTTGTGTAAGTTTAAAAAACGCGAAATGTATTTCACGCTCATATATTTTAGATCTAGTTTCAGAACATTCTGTATTGTTGTATAATACTATAGCATCTTCTGTATCTTGGGTAAAATAATTTTTACTTTTTTTTCTTCTTTTTCTAACTTCAGCCATTAGGTATTGTCTTTTTTAAATTGTGATAAATCATTTTGGATTATTTTAATTTCATTAAAAAACCATCCTATTTCATCATCACTTTTAAAAGAACCCTTTTGGTCAATTTGATTTAGACGATCACTAGAGAATGAAATATGTTCATCTATTTTATCAATAAAAGTTTTCTGGGATATAATTATATCTTCTGCTTTTTCATTTTTCCGTAAAAGGTTAAAGGTCGTATATCCTAAGATAACGACCAAAATACCTAAAACAATGGATAAAATTAACATCATAAACTATCTAACATATTCTTTAATCCAGGACTTGACATACTATTTAATGCTTTTGTCTTAGATGATTTTATATTGGCCTTCAATGTATAATTCTTCTTTGGTGTAGCCACGCTATTCTTAGAGAATTTTGGTAACCACTCAATTTCAAATTCAATACGCGCCGCCATCATGTCAGCTTGATGTAAAATAAATGGAAGAGATGTGCGAGGTTTCTGTTCAGGCATGAATGCTTTTAAATATTTTTCATTTGCTGAATCATATAAACCATCATGGGTCTGAATAGCTAACATTTCATTGAATGTATATTTGATATCATGTTGTTGGAGTAGAAATAATCCACGATCTGGGACGGCTGCGAAGGGTAATGATTTATTAAACATATAATCTTCACCTAACTTATCACGTCTCCAATTATCTGTCTGAGGCACATATGCTTCTTCAGTATCAGATCCCATTTTACCTAAATCATGGTTAATCGCTGAAAATACCAATTCTTCCTGGGTAAATGTCGTCATATCACAACCAAACCCTTCCCATACAGCGGACATGGATAAAGCTGCTTTTACTACTCTATTAACGTGATCTACATACCCACCTGGAAATGCTGAATGGTATTCTTTCTTATGTGCCGCGGGCATTAGAATAATACGGTCTTCATACTTTTGATAGAAGTCAAGTAAACGTTGTTTACGATCTCCAGTAATGTATGTTTCAATGTTAGTGTTAAACTCGATCCAATTAGCTTGGATTTTTTCTGCGGATAATTTCATAACTTTTATTTTAATATTAATTGGTTAGACCTACTCATTAACTCTTGGTTCTCTTTCAATCATAGATCTAATTTCTTCAATAATATCTTGACCCTTTTCAATACCTTTTTTATAAGTTTGAACCGGTTCATTGGTGTTTATAATTCTTTGAAGGTTGATTAGAACATGATCTAACGTTTCTAATTTTCTGTTGATTACTTCTCTATTTCTCATATGTGTAATTTTATAAAGGGTAAATTTTATCCCCCTCTTTTAAACCTTTATTTCCATCCCCTATTTTTCCCAAAACCTGTATTTCAAATGTACGAATGGATTTTTGGGTAACCTAGTTATTCTGAATATTCTTTTAATATTTCTTTTATTTTATATATATGTGCGCATTTTTCATATTCTTCATAGTTTTCAAAAAAACTAAGAGCGCCATCTAAAGTTTTATTAAGTGTTAAGGGATTAAAATTAATAATAGCATCAACATCTTCATTTTTATCGACATCAATACCTTTAATATAATACCAAGCCCTATAATATACAGTATATTCAGATGCTTCTTTAGTAGATTCCACATTATAATCAGGTTGTTCTTGTTTAAGAAATTTTTCTAATTTTTTATGGAATACTTCATGATTTTGGATAAGTTTAACAAACATTCCTATTTTAGCATACGGCCCATTCATAAATTCTTGGATTTCTTCATTGGTTTTATCACCATTGATTTCTTTCCCATCTACAAACAATTTGAATATTTTATTTTTATCTATCATTAATATTATTTAATTATAAATATATGTTAATTTTCTATCTTATCTACTTCATTTAACTCCCGCTCAATATCAGCCTGGATTTGTTTTAAAATTTTATATTCTTTAACAATATCCTTTTTATTTGGGTTATCTGGGTGGTATCTCCACATTTCATCCATTACTGTTGAAGTTGCTACCAAATCATTAATTAATTCTGATTTTGTGTTATCTTGGTCCATTTGTTCTTGTGTTATATTCATTTTTTATTTAAATTTATTACCTATTAATATAATATTATCCTTTGCTTCTTCCAAACTAATATGAAAAAATTCTTTTCTATTGTTGACTCTAAATGCTTTTAATTTCTCATGAGTCATTCTTTCTACCATTTCACCATTAAAACACTTATAAGCCCATTCTACTTTATAAGGTGTAGGAACACCAGTAGCAGATGATATTTGAATTGCTCTTTCCTCAGGTTTTAATTTAGTATACCCAATTTTTAGGTATTCCTTAGGCAATGATGGGTTTGATAATACATATACCCATTGATCTCCTTCACCTTGATCGGCATAAAGCCCATACTTTTTTTCGGTATAATACGTTACGTCTTCCCATCCCTCTCCTCGTTCACTTGGGGTGATGGTAAAAAAAGCTGCGTTTTCAATACCAGTATTTCCGTAATTTTCACGAAGGGGAATATACCCCTTCGCTACTTTATCTGTTATCCTTTTCATTATGCTACAAATTCTAATGCTTTACTAAACATTTTTTTATTTACGTCTTGATCTTGTTTGAAATTCTTAATAACTCGAGCTTGACGTTTTTTTCCTGTTTTTGTAATATATTCGAAATTACCTTCAATAATATTCTCCTGGACACGATTAAATACTTCCCAAAGCATATTACCTTCATCATTTTTACGTTGAACATTTAAAACTTCATCAATTGCTTGATCATCAAAGGTATTTTCCGTACCTTCTACTCTAATATCTAGAAACGATTTAGCAAGATCAAACATTTGCTCTTCTTGCAATTCAACTTCTTTCATCTTATTCATTGCTTCAACAGTTAAAGGTAATCTTTCAACCATCTCTTTAATAGTATCTTGTAAAGTTGAAAAATCATAACCCATATGACGGATCTTTACATCTTCAAATGTATCTGTAGCTATAACTAAACCATTCTCACAAATCATACGAAATAATCCAGCTGTAAATTGGAATGAATTTTTACCATCATGAGAATTGGTAAGCAATACTTGTGGGAAAACTGTATCCCCATCTTCACCATTAATAACAACATCATTATTTCTAAAAACAACTAAATGCTTTTGGAAACCAACTGTTGTTTCTTTTCTAGCTTTAACTTCTTTAGCATCTACAACACCCCATCCTAGTAATTCCATATCTTTGATCACTTGATCAGTTGGAATGTGGGTGTACTTATCACTCGTACTTTCTGAACCAACTTGGGTAAAAATACTTGGAGCGATTTCTCTTAACTCTTCTAAACTC